GGAATTCCTCAGGTAAGTTCATGTAATCAAGGAGAGGTCGCATGGTGAAGCGAGCTAGCCAGTTCTGATTCATAGAGAAGCCTTTGTGTGCATAATAATCGTAGACGTGTTGACAGACGCGATAGACGCGTGGATCATGGTAGAGAGAAGCATAAGCGATGCCAGTTGCGATGGACATGGAGATGGATTCTGTGATCTGACGGGATTTTGCATGGTAGAGGGCTGAGAGAAGATCGATACTTGAGCGGACCGGTAGTCCGTTGTTGTTTTGGTAGCCTAAGACTTTGACGCCTTGGGTTGTGTTGTGAATTTCAGATTTTTCTGGTTTCACGATGGAGCCGAAACGTTGAGAATCGATTGTGGAGTAAGTAGACAAGAAGGAATCATGTTGGTTGGGAGGAACAAAAAGTAAGATTTGGACGAGGATGTCGTCACCTTGGCCTTTGTGGAGCATGATTTGGGAGAGGGAGATGGACATGCGTTGGAGGACGTCGATGTTAGTTATTGCGAAATAGATTGTGTCGAATAACTGGACGGGGTAGACGCCTGATGGCATTCCAGCGAACATACGTTCGATTAGTTCATCATCGGTACCTAAGATAGGTGTCGATCTGAAACTGTAGAATAGCCAGTGGAGTAGCCGACGAAGTCGGTTTGCATGGTTGGGAGTCCAGCCTGTGTGTGTCGGATAACTAACCGTTGGCATGTAGCCAGAATCAAAATCGATGAATGACTCGATCATTTGATCGATATCATCTTGGATCTGAAAGTAATAATACTTATCAAACCTAGTTTTGTCGAGTGTGATTATTGTTGTACGGATGTATCCTGTGAACAGGAGGTAGTTGAGTCGGAACCAGCCGCCGAGGGTGGTTTCGAATCGCCAGAGAAGAGGAGAAGTGCGAGGGTCACGTTCTTTGAGCCATTTGACGTAGGGCCAGAGGAACATAATCCAAGCAAGGTTCGGAGGTCGGGGGAATCCCCAGACACTGCGAATTTTGAGTGGGTCGTCTTTTTCTGTGAGGGCTGTGCGGTTGTGGAGTTGGATGTACCAGCGGTATTTGTGGAAGGGTTCACCTTGTTTGATCTGGTGTAGAAATTTTCTGGTTTCGGTAAAAACGAGAGTTTTCATGTTGCCGATAGAGTAGGGGTTGCCTTGAGTAACTGGTGTAGCTAGAGATCGGTAGTATGGTTCAGTTGAGAAGGGAGCTTCTGCGTTGGAGGACCAAACGTGTGGGTAATGGTACTGAACGTCGATGAGGTGGACGGGTCGGTACTTTGTTGGTGGTTTGAACATGTTGTAAACAAATTCAAGTGATCTGTAGTAGATGTCGTCTTTTACTATTTTGTGATAGTTGACGTTGCCTTGGTAGAGGTCGGTCTTGACGAGTGTTGTGTCGCTAGGGTCGGAACGTTGCATGGATAGAACTTGTTCTATTTCATGTGCGTAGATGTGTTTCGACATTGCGATGAGCACAGTTTTCTTGTGGAATTCAAGTGCATCGGTGTTGGTTGCTGTGACGTGGTAGCGTCCAGGTAGATGTCCGATGATCCTGAAGTTGGAGTTGATGGACAGGTTCTGCATGTGAGTGATGAGAGAGTCCATTGTAAGGAAGATATGTGAAAGTCGGTCTATCTTCAGTGTGACGGGTTGATAACGTGCAAAAGAACACTATCTGTTGAACTTTCAATTCAAAAGTAAGTCTGGTTCTTAGGCCTTCACGTTAGTACGTGTGTAGAGAAGAAACGTAAACAGTGCGAGCGAGTTAGTGACAGGGATAACTAAAACTTTGACGGGGCTCG